CTCTTCCAACAAACATGTCGGAGGATACTACGTTTATGGAGTTTACCGATTCGACTTCTGTCCCAGAACAATGTAAGTTCTGTAAGGGCAAAAAGAAGATATACGGCTTTACTGATTTTGAAGCTCAGTGCTTGGCTAAATCCAATGTAGAACATCGCATTTGCGGCCAATGTACTGACGGGCAGATAGAAAAAAGATACTTTAACTTTAATCGTTCTTGCCCAGATTGCAATCGCATAGATGCAAGACTAACAGACATTTTTGGGAATGAAAAATGTGACTTCAAATTAATCTTGCCAAAACCTAGAATAAATCTTTCTCCTGTTTATAAGGATCCGAATATATTCAAGGCCTATTTAGAGCGATGTGATACTGTTACGTCCTATCTCGAAAGAGCTGGGACACCAACAGATAAAATGTTAGCAATGTATGACTGCGTTAAAGAGCACTCAGATCGTATTCATCGTGGATTGTTAGACGATAAAATTTTGGTCCCATGCCAAGATGAAATCCTTACCCAACGTGAGGTTCATGATATGATACCTGAGAAGTTTAAGGATGATATTGAAGTAAGAGCCCTGATTAACAAGAGAGCTTTTCACTGTGGTGCTTATGAAAAACCTACTATTACGCTCAAGTCGGTTGCTTGTCCGCTTTGCAGCATAAAGGAGTTTGAATGTTTATGTGTCGTGCCTAGAGAGACAACTATAGAAGTTAATGTTGGTTTCATGCCTTTTTGTGGCGGGAAACCAAAGGGTGTTGTTACTGCCACCTCTCTCCCTATTTGCACTCCACCTTATGAGGCTGTTCTTGATCGTTATCTGGACTTGGCCAAGAAATCTGCTAAGCCAGAACACGAATTAGATAAATCAATTACTCGGAGAATGGTTAATCGATTTTATGGAATTTTTGGTGTTACTTCTTTTGATCGTGTCTCAAAGAAAGAATTTTACCAACAATTGTCGCCAGAACATAAGAAATTTATAGGAGATCAGTTTATAAAGGGTAGTGTCATCGGTTTAGGATGCATCCCAATTAAACTTGTAGAAAATGCTCTAGTCACTTCTCCGGATGTTGCCGTTGACAACTTCCTTAAAAGTGGTCTCGCAATAAATAAACCATCTTGGGCTGATAAGATGAAGGTTTCGGGTATCAAGTTTCAATACTCTACGCTTTCACCACCAACCAAGAGTGATGCCTACCCAACTGTACTTAAGTCAACAACAATGGAAATGATGCCACCTAATTTACAGTCAATTGTAGAAGAAAAAACTAAGAATGTCTTTCCAAAAGCAACTGCCCACGATTTATGGTGTATTGCAATAAACGACAATCTTACACGAGATCTTATTGGGAAGAAGCTATACTCTGCTGAGACATATAACTTTATTCGCCCCAATCAGACTTTTAGCGAGTACATCCAAAAGATTAATGGAGTTCCTTCAGGTGATTACCATAATATTAAGCTATCACTTTTACAAAAAGGTGGTCGCTTACCAAAATGGTGTTTACATGTTTTACGTTATAACGGTCTTTTTAAGACCGATAAAAAAGAAAAACCTGGCAAATTATCCCTGGTTGCGAAAATTAAGATGATAACAGATGGTCTCATTACAGAACAGAACCACCTCTCTCTCATCTACAAGTCTGCCAATTCTGGTAAAAAACGTAACTTTAATACTCAGAAAGGTCAAAATAAAGGACCCGATTACAATCGGAATTATACAGCTCCTGTTCAAGGTGAAACTGGAGTTCAAAATTTGGATGAATATGCTGGAGATTCAGGCTGGTACTATAAAGAGCCATCCTGGAATAGCCAACCAACTCGTGGAACGAGCAGAGGCAGGGGATCTTATCGGGGTCGTGGCCGTGGGTCGAAAACTCGCGGCACGTCTTCGAATTGACCAAGGAATATTAGGTAGAATCCAGTGTGTCGAGTTAGTCTTATCATCTTTTCTGATGACTCGACCACTGGATGTAAATGATCATAGAGAATTCTTTTTAGATGATTTTGAATGTCTCTATGGTCTTAACCTTCTTCTCTGTGATGTTTTTTATCACGGATCAAAAATTATTCCTGACCTCACTTATGCAATCAGACAGTATGCTCTAGGCGATCCTAGATGGACACTATCTCGACTAGAAAATTTTATCTCCGTTAAGAGACCTTTCATAGAGTACTTTAGAGGATCTATGACGCTTCTTAAATTGAAGAAATCAGATCTTGTGCGCTTCTCTTATATGAAACGCGCAATGCCAATTGCTTCGGAGGCTACTGTTATGGAATTTGAGCAGAAACATTTTGAGTATTTTCGAATTTTCCCAAGTTCAATTGATTTACGCTTATACTCTAAGGCGTATGATATTGCCCTTAAATATAGCAATCGAACTCGTTTCCCTGAAAATCTCTTTTCAGCCCCTTATTTATCTGGTGCTTGTCAAGAGTTTCCAAGATCCCTAGGCGGTTCAGCCGGATATATGAATTTCTTAATTAGATATTACCGACTTAATCCACCCTTTACTGGGCCCTATGCTGAAGAAATACGACTATGTATAGCTATATTACTCAAGCATGGTGTTGATGAAATATCTCTGGTATCATTACTCACACTATCGGAGAATATTGTTACCGCCACCAACGATTTAGTTCTTTTTATTTGTCTTAGAGAATGTAATCACTACATCCAGCACGCACGTAGTTGCAAGCATGGATCTTGTGAAGAAAAAGAAAAACATCCTAAAGTCCTAAGCTTCGCAGTCGCTGAACACGGAAAAGCCCGTGGTATAACAATCAATGAAGCTTGTGTATCGACTCTTGCTGCATATGTTCGTCCCATTGGAACTTTTATTATGCAACAACAACCTGGATTTAAGATGGCTTTTCATGGTATCTCATCTGAGGAGGTTAATAAAATTATAGAAACCAACTTCTCTGATGATTTTCTTATGCACTCTGGTGATCAGATCAAAGCTACTGATAACTTCCCATTTGCATTAACCTTTAATATCTGGAGGGGTTTTATTGACGGATGTCATTTATTATCTGACATACGGAAAAACCAATTTAAAGAAATATCTTATATGTGTCTCGGGCCTCAACTATTATTGCCTTCCCCACGTATAAGAAATGAAGAAGAACGAAAAATTATTAAATATCGTAAGGCTCAACGTGATTTATTCTTGTTAAAGCCAATAGAATATTTGAAACGAAAGGATGCTTCAGAGTTTGATTTACAGAATACTCTTAAGGCAGTCTTTGGTTATGATTTTATGTTTGACTTTAAAGTCGCTCTTGCAAATACCCTAATGTTTAAGCTACATGCTATTCGCTTAAACCGTAAGGCACCTTTAATCACCGCGAAGAAGATTGATTTCCGAAGAAACCATCTTGTCGAACGAGGTGGTCAGCATATCGACTCTTTTGAGGATTTATGGCGTACCTTCTTGAAGAATATTGAAGAATCTCCCCAACTTATTCTTGTCGAGAAGGCTATGATGCATTTAGCTAAAAGACAATGTTCAATCATCTATGATAGCCAAAGCCCTTACCTCACTAGACATGGCGTTCTCATGTCTAGTCCCCTTTCTTTTCCAACCCTTAATTTTATGAATATATTGGGAAGAGAAATCTCAGGGGCGAAACTAATTCAATTTTTCTATGGCGACGATGAGTTATCTGTCGGTGAGAAAAAAGAAATAGATAAATTTCTTACCATGATGAAAAAAATGGGACTCATTTATTCAGATGATAAGGATATTCTTTCAAATCGAGGCGGGATCTTTATAGAAATACCATTCTCGATCGATAAAAACAAGATTAGCGTAATCCCTGTTATCAAGTCAAAGATTTACTATCCTGTTGATGCTACTTATTTGGATGCTTTCTCTACTTTAAAAAGCTCACTTTCAAGCAGCTATGTTATTAATAATCGAGCTTCTACTGAACTTAAATTACAATTCAGCAAGGCACTCAATTATCTCTCCTCTGTTGGAATACCATTAGATCTTCCACCTGCTCTTGGTGGTTTAGATGTTGATAATCCAGTTTATAATGATAACACTCTTCTATATCTTAGTAAGTTACCAAGTATATTCGAGTGTGACCCACAGGAGACGATTAAACACCTCATGGATATTAGACGCTGTACAGCACGTACTTCTCGTTTTGCTGAACGCATTCAATATACAAATATGATCAATGGACAGTTACATGAATTGACCAGCTTTAAGATTAACTATGTTGGAAAGGGTCTTCCCCTTCTAACAACAATGGAAAATCTTTCAAATCAACTTTACGCTTCACAACTCTTTTTAGGGAAGTTTATGAGAACAGAAAAGTTGCCGTCTAACTACAAGTATTATGCACTTCATCTTATGGGAACAATTCTAAGGCTTAATTTTTCTGCGCCTCGAAGTTCTCAAGAGCTTCAAGCTGAGTATTCTAACTTTCGAAAGAATGTCTGCTTTACTGCCTCTGATACTTCTATGCAAGCAATCGAAAAAACAAATTCACGAAAGCTTACAAGCGCTTTTTTTACCTAACCAAATTGAACGCAACCTCTTTATAAAGGCTTAAACTAGTAGAGTCTTCCTAAGCATTTCCTATATGGAATAGGGAATATCTTAGTAGGTGATTAATAACGAACGGAACCAAGTAGCGGGATGCTCAGGGACTAGATCAACAGTTTAGATCCGTGCGCCATGCATCAGGCTCCAAGGTTGGACTACGGTCTTACGCGGCCTAGCTGGAAGAATAAGGTTCCACGACCTTGTGAACGTGACCAAGTAGTTTTTACGCATGATCCGAAAAGTTATTTAGGGATGTATATGCGGAGGGCATTAGTAAATGTTTAGCTATGCTTACTGGTG